GCGCTATGGCAGTGAGATTGAGATAGCCGCCAGAGACGGCACTGGTTGCGCCCGATGTTGCCGTGAGCGTCCAGCCTGTACCAGACGAGAAATCGCCGTTGGTGATGGCTGCGGTAACGGTGGGGCGAGTGACAAGAACATCCTCCACCTTGACCCGCAGGAGCTGATCGGTGAATTCCATCAGCGCAGCATCGGTGGCGCCGAACACGAACTCCTTCAGTCGGCATTTGTTATTGCCGTTGGTGGTTGAGATGTATTCGAGGCCGGCCCGCATGAAGGCCGGGCCGCTGGTGAGCGGCAGGAGATTGGTCTGCGTTTCCGCAGCCAGGCGCATCCGCTCCAGATCGACGCGCGGCAGGTGCTTCTTGTCCTGCACACCGGTCGAAAAGCTTTGCAGGTAGGTGTTGACGCGAGGCATCAGAGACCGCGAAGCGTCCCGGTGAGCGAGCCGCGCCGAATCCTCGCTCGCACCAGTCTGCCGGCCGGCGCATAGTCCACCCTGTCATCGACGGCATCGAGCGTCTTGGCTTCCGTCAGGAGGGTCTTTGACAGGTTGAACAGGTCGTTCCGCGTCCCCTTGTCGGACGAAAGCGGCAAGGCGCACTGGAATGCCATGTAGGCTGCGAAGGCTTGAGCGAAAGGCTCCCGCCATTTGCCGATGTTCCAGCCGTAGTCCGTATCGTTCGAGATATAGCGGATATAGAGCGTGTCGTTGTTGGCGTACCAGTAATCCGTCTCGTCAACGAAATCCTCGAACCCTTGCGTGAACGTGGGGTCGATGGACAGGGAGACGGTGCGGACCCAATCCGTGGGCTTGGAGAACGCATACTGATAGCCGAAGAGAGGTTCAACGTCTTCGTCGCGTTGGAATTCGGAGGACCGGATAGCAAAGTTCCACAGGCCCTTGGCGAGCATGTATTCGCCCGCCTCCTGCCAGACATCATCCAGCGCATAACGGGCGGGGCTGACCTCTGTAAGGCTTGCCACACCGGCCGCATTGCCGAGATAGCGCAGCGCGGCCTTGTAGATGCTAAGTTTGGAAGCCATCTTTATTGAACTCCCGACATGTCGAACTCTCGCAGGTCAGCCATGAACCAGCGCTTGTCCGGCAACTCGCCGATGGCGAATACCGCCAGCGTCAGGTCATCAGTTTCGAACCCGTCGCCATCGAGCCAAACGCTCACCCTGCAAATCTCGTTCGCATCAGTGATGGCAACACCCGTGCATCGGCTTATGGCGCCGATGGTCACGCCACCAGACCCGACGCCTTGCGCGAGTGAGCGACGGCGATGGCGGTAGCTTCCTCGCGCGATTTGTGATCCTTGCTGATGATCATATGCGGGTCGGACGTCATCACTCGCCAGCCCTGTTTGGGCGCGAAGTTGACGATGTAGCCGGCGGGAAGGTCGATCTCGCTCTCATCGGCAGCCTCTTCCTGTTCGCGGACCCAGACACGCAATGGGCGAACCATCACCATGCCGATGCCCTTGCCGATGACGCGTACCTGCATGTCGAGACCCCCGTCCGTGGACAGGATGTCGATCAGGTCATCAGGCCGCAGGACGTTGGTGTGGTGAGCCCAGAACGCGGGCTTCAGGATATCCTCCAGCGTGATCTCTGGCCCGACCTTCACTTGATGGTAGGTGCGCAGATAATCCGCGCCATTGGCGCGCAATGCCGTGGGATGAAGAACTTTCGTCATGATCTGCCTCATGGTTGTGGAGCGGTTCGGGGGCCAGCAAAAGCCAGCCCCCTCGACCGCGTGTGGAGGCAACACCGCAGCCGAAGCCGCGAGGTTGCGGATCAGGTGATCGCGGTCGGAGCCGCCACGGTAGCAGCCGCGCCGGAGACCGACGCAACCTGATAGCGCTTGTACTTGGCGGTGCCGGTGTTGATGGCGTCCACCAGGTCGCCGACGCGCATGCCCTTCGTAACGCCGTCCGAGAACCAGGAGGCACCAACGATGGTGGCGTCCGAGTCCGCAGCGGAATTGAAGTACATGAACACGCGCGGCATGGCGCCGCCGGTCGGGTTGATGACCATAGCGAGATTGTCAGGAACGTATGCCATTTGCTCGTCTCCTTACGTAGCAACGAACGCCGAGCCATCGTGAGTGATTTTCACGATGCCGTTGTTCTGGAGAATCTTTGCTCCGTGGTAGACGCTGGCGCGAGACCAGGACACGTCCTGCTTAGCGTCGTAGTCGGCGGCGATCTTCTCCTCGCCCACGTTGATCGCATAGCCGATGGCGTTGCGATGGAACATGTAGCAGAGTTCCGAAGACGTACCGAGACCGGACACGCGGCTGGAGACGATCCAGTTGATGCCAGCCCAGCGGAACATCTTGCGCGCCGGGCCACCGAACGGCTTCATTTCCACGTAATCGCCGGAGGCGAATTCGGTGGTCTGAAGCAGATAGCCACGGAAGGCGGGGGTGATGACGCAGAACATGTTGTTCTCGTCCTCAACGTCCACGTCGTTGTTGCCGAGAATGGCCTGCGCGCCGAGCACCATCTGCAACGACGCGGTTTGCGCCGAAGACGGATAGTCTTGGGTAGCGTTGGCGAGCTCGGCAAGCAGGGTGAGGTCGATGTCGCGGTTGATGACAGCGATGGACTCGTTGCGCATCACCTTGATCTGATCGCCCTGCGAGGCGAAGACGTTGAAGCCCGTCAGTTCGTACGGAGCATGCTTTTCGACCAGCGTCGCGGTAAGCTGCGAATTGGTCGGGTTGCCATAGGGGATTTGGCCGTTCGTGCCGCGGGTGACAGCGGTATCGCTGGCGGAGCCCGAGACAAGGAACGTCGCCTGATTGCCAGACAAGACGGTTTCCTTCGTCGTGGTGAGCTTGAGCAGGCTCATCTTCTGCTCAAACGCCGGGACGAAATCCTTCTTGTACTGGACCATTGCGGCTTCAATAGCCATGGTTCAGTCCTTTCAAGGTTTTCGATTGGGGGTTTGGGCCGCTCGTCATGAAGGGAAGCCGCAGGCGTTCCGGGGCCTTTCGGGGAAGCCGGTATCCTTCGGGGCAACATGCTCGAATTGGCAGAAGAACCTGTCGGCGGGGCCTTTCGGGGAAGCCGCGTTCAGGGGTAGATGACCGGCTTAGGCCGGTGTTCGGATCAGCGCTTGCCTCGCGCCAAGTCTTTTTCTATGAGACCTCTCAATTCCTTATCAAGGCCTTCATTCTCATACCGCTCGAAGTCGGTATCGCGTATCTTTTCGATTTCCTCGCGGCGCATGTTGTGCTTGCGCTCGCCGTCGCTGGTGGAGAAGGCCAGGTCGCCGAACTTCTGGCGCGCCATGTCCGACGCCCATGTGATGAATGCCGGGTCGCTCCCGAGCAACTTGCCATTGGGCATGCGCGCTTCCGCCCAATCGGCGCCGATGCCGGGGATGCCCTCTATCCAGCGCTTGGCCATCGTCATGTTGGCCTTGTATTCACCGTGCGCCCAATCCTTGCGAAGGGCATCTTCAGCATCTTCGAGGGCCTGTTTGTCGGCCTCCGTCTGCTTGGCCTGGGCTGCCTCAGCCATTTCGACGTACCATTCCGATGCGATGTTCACGACATCGGGCCGGGCGCCCTTCTTGTGGGCGAACTCCGTGAAACTGGAGAGGATCGGCTTGTCCTCGTCCACGATGCGTTTCGTCACGCTCTCGGGCAGTTTGTAGCCGGTCGGATCGTCGGGGATGCCTTCGGCCTTGCGCCATTCGGCGAGAGCCTTTTCATCCTTGGGATCCGGCATCGCCGCCGCTGGCTTGCCAGCCCTGAGCGCTTTCTTGGTTTCGTCCAGCGCCTTGAGAATGCCGCCAATCGAACCATAGCGCTTGGCGAGCTTCAGGAGGTCATCATCCTTGCCGGCCGCCATCTCGCGCCAATTGTCTGGAAGCGCTGGCTCCTTGCTCTTTTCGACGGGAGGATTCGCCTTCTCCCATTCGGCGAGAGCCTTGGCATTGTCCTCATCCGACTTCTTCGGATCGGCGATGAACTCCTTCGGCGCCTCTGCCTCAACCGGCGCTTTGGGCGGCTCAACCGGCGGAACCGGAGGGATTGCGAGCGGCGTTTCGGGTGGTGGTGCCGGCGGCTCAACCGGCGGCTGTACGGCCTCTGTCATTCCTTTGCCTCTTGCCTCTTGCCTCGAACTGGTTTGGTCTCAAGCGCCTTGAGCGTTTCCGGCCTCGTCATCTTGACGATCTGCGCGCCGACGAAACGACGGCCCTCGTGGAAATCGGTTGCCCTGCGGCCATCCTCGCCGCCTGCCCGGTAGCTCAGGTCGTAGTAGTTGCAGACCTCGCTGATGATCCAGTCAGCGGCCATGATCTGCTGGCCTTCGTTGGCCTTGCCGTCGAGGAAGGCGCGGACGGCCATCAGAATGTCTTTGTCGTATGGAGCGGGGGCGTGAGCTTCCATTACCAGCCAAGCGCCATTGCGATAGCCGCGCAGACTGCAATGTAGGTAAGCACCATCGCCAGGACGGCGCCGCCAATGAAAGCGGCAATGACAAGCATGGCAATAAGCGTTGCCGACATAGATTGCCTCGCTATCCGCAGTTGGTGATATTCGGTGGGCCGCACCGGAAAATGCTCCAGACGCGGGTCTATCTTCCATCTGGCAAACCGGAAGCGGCGCATTGCCCTCCGCCAGCCGGCATCTCTGTTCCCGGCAACCGGCAGAGAACTCACGTCCCACGGATTGAGCCAGAGCCTGTTTCTGTTTTGGTCATACCACCAGAAAACGAACTGGCATTCGCTTCGAAGCGTGCCGGTTCTGGACCGCTGATTATGGTGCGGGCCAAAGAGCCAAACGCCGGTCGTATCGTACTTGTAGCTATACCCGATTTCGAACGCGAACCACCGGCAGGTGTACCTAATCATCGCCGGGCGCCCCGCTCGTTGGCGTTGACCAGTTTCACAATCGCCAGCGATGTTTCACGTGACATATCCGGGGCGCGTGTCGCGCAGCTCGCCAATTGCACCGCCATCAGGACGACGAGGAACCTCACGCAGCCACTCGCGGCTGCTGGATCATGCCCGCCTGCTGAAGGGCCAAGGAAGCGTCGGCGACGTTCTTGCCCACCACGGCCCCGCCCTGAAGCGCGGCAGCGGCCTGCGTAAGCCCGTCAACTGTGCTCTGCTGGTCCTCAGCACCCTGCTGCGTCTCTTCGTCGTTGAACCAGTCGGCCGGTGCCTGTGTGCCGCGCACGGCGTCCTTGGTGGCTTTCTTCCAGTCGATGAGAGTGGCCACCGACTTGTCGATCTCCGCGCCGCCGGCAACGATCTGGAGCGATTCCTGAAAGGCCTGGACGTTCTGCCGGCCCTCTGCTGTGTTCAGCGGGCCTTCGAACGTGAAGGTGATCTCCCGATCGCCCAAGGCCCTGGGCATGTCCTCGATGTTGAAGGCGTTGTTTCGCACCGCCATCTGGAACCCGATGTCCAGCAGCGGCAGGTGGTATTCGCTCTCGATAGGGCCGGTGAACGGCAGGATGGCGCGGCGGTATTCCTCAAGCCTGACCTGCGTCTCGAATGCTGTCTTCTGCTGTGGCGGCAGCATGATCTTGTTGAGCAGAAAGGCTTCCGCAATGAGATTGCGAACGTCCTGCTTCATTTCCATCCCGAAGCTCAAGCCGCTTGATGGCTGTTCCGTAAAGATGGCATCCTGGATCTTCTGATCGGCTTCGAGGTCAACATAGGTCATGCCGCCGGCATAGCGGTTCACGGCATCGCGGAAGATTTCTCCCCTTGCGAACATCGGAGCATCGACAGCCTTCTCGCCCTGCTCCAGAAGGATACGGGCAAGAGCCTGAAGCATCCTGCCATCGGGAAGCGAATTGATCGTGGCCGGGCTGAAACCCTGCGGGAAGCTCGATACCGTGCGCCAGCGCGGGATGACGTAGTTGAAGACCGGAAGCGGCCCCTCACCCAGGATGATCTCATGATCCACATCGATGTAGAGCGAGCAGAACGGGCTATCCTTGTACTGGCGCCGCTTGGCCTTGTCGTCGCCGTAAATCTCCTCGAACGGTAAGACGATATGGCGGACCTTGAATTCCTTGGCCGGGTCTTTCTCTGCTGCCAGGATGATGTCCTGGTGCAGGTTCTTGGCCCAAGCCTTGCGCATCTTCATGTTGCGCGCGGTCATCGGCATGTTACGCTGGTTGTGGTCGATCTTGCCGACCGCATTCACCATCCAGGCGCATTCCTTCGGATGCCATGTGCGGAACAGGAAATGCGTGCGATCCGGGCTTTCCTCGACCGAGAGAACGGGATTCCCGAACGCCACCCAATCGTGATCGGCTTCATTGGTGGCGCGGACGAAATTGGCCCTGCGATCATAGACCAGCCGGCGGAAATGATTGGTGGCGTACTCCAGCCACCGCGCATTCGCAGGGTCTTCGTCAACCTCATCGAGGCCGGTCTTGACCTCGAACCAGTCTCCTTGACGAAGCAGCGCGCCTATGGTGTTGCCGAGCGTTTCCCGAGCTTGGACCGGATAGGAGTCCATCAGGTCCGTGCCGAAGTCATCCCCGAGCGAGAATGTCTGCGTAAAATCAGACCGCATCGGATAGAACTGTTCAGCAATCTCCTGGTTGAGCGAGTTCCATTGCTCCTTTTGCGCAAAGAGCCTGTCGCCGATGCTGACCAGTTCCTTGGCGCGAGAGTCCATTTAGCCGGCCTGGCCCAGAAGGCTGTTGGAATAGCTCGTCGTGCCGGCATCGCCCGTGCGGCGAGACAGCATCGTGGAGGCACGGCCCGAGCGCGAGGCGATCTGCTGGCGCTGGCGAAGATCGGCCGCCCTCGCCTGCGCATCGTCGGGAACTGGCATCGGCGTGGGATCGGCCTGCTTTTGTTTCTTGCCAAAGAGAAAGCTCATCATGCTCTCCGTTTCTTCATGTTCGAATAGCCGATGTTGACAACCGGGCCACGATGGCCGCCGATGCCTGGCTCAGGCTTTGTCATTGCGGGGAATAGCGACGCCAGCCCCCAGATCATCGCGTCTGCCCTGTCAGGGGAGCGGGAGCCCACATAACCCGCCGTGGTCATGGCGCAGAGCTGGTCTTCCAGTTCAGGAAACAGCCCGACGAGCGAAACCTTCTGTTGCTCGAACAGGGCCGCGATGGGCTCCGCTCTCACAACCTTGCCGCGGCTGGCCTTCACCGCCCTGTAGGATACCGATATGCCCTGTCTTGCCCCGGCAGAACGAACAATCTCAGCCACCATCGCGCCGCCGAAATTCTCTTCGGCTACGATGGCGTCGGCTTCATGCCGCTGGTATGCCGAGACAGCCGCATCCCCCCACAGCGCGGGCGCCATCCGGCCCGACAGGTCTTCCAGGATGTACCCTCTTCCGTCCCTACCGAGCCCACAAACGACGATGCCCACCTCATCGGAACGCTTGTCTTCTTCGCCGGCAACGCCGGAGGGGTCGACCGCAACCACAATGCGCGCCATTTCGGGTATCTTGCCGTCCACGACGCGCTGTTGGTCTAGAAGCTCCAGCGTCCACAGCGCCGAATCCGACATGTCGGCGAACTGCCCGAGCCAGAAGCGGCGCCTCATGGCTTCCGACATGCCCTGAAGCTCCTCCAGATACGAGGCCGGGAGATTGGCCTCGTTGTCCTTCGGGTTCATGGTGATGGCGGCATAGTTCGCGGGGTTCGCCAGCGGCGTCCGGCGGTCCGGATCTTTCTTTTCAACGAAAAGCTTGTAGGTCCAATGCGCCATTCCAGGCGGGTTGCAATCGTAGTAGGCTTTCAGCCTGAGCGGTGTCTTTTGGGCCAGACGGGTGATCGCCATGTTGCGGGAGGCATAGGGTATTTGCGAGCACTCGTTGAGATAGAGCGTCGCGTACTCCTGCCCTAGAATCTTTTCGGTGCGCTCCTTGTCGTCCAGCCCGCCAAACCAGATTTCAGAGCCGTTCGGCAGCGTCAGATACCAGTCGGATTTGTCAAGCTTGCAATTGGCCGCGACACCGGGAAAGCACCGCTCCATCACTGTGGGCAGCGTGTCGAGAATGATCGAAGCTTTGATGTGGTTGAACCGGTAGCGAAGCATCGCGTGCCGGCTTTTATGGGCCAGAGCCCGGATAATCACAGCGCGGACAAACCCGAATGTCTTCCCCGAGCGTGAGCCGCCATACGCCATGATGTGCGTGGCATCGGAGGCCAGAAGATCAATCTGCGCCTGTTGCTTCTTATGAAGCTTGAACGGCTCATTGGGGCGAGAGACGCTGCCCAAGATTTCCGTCCACTCACCAATGTCGGTCAAAGGATAGCCGCGTCCTTGGTGCCTATGACTACCTGGATCGGTCCGCCATCAGGGCCGGTATGTTCCTGCTTGTCGCGCCAGTCCGCAGGGCGGCGGTTCTTCAGCCAGAAGATGGCTGCAGTCGTGTCCGGCGCAACATGCTCGCGAACAGGGGCTCGGATAATCTCGCCCTGGTGCTGGAATATCTTCTCGCTTTCGAACGTGTAGCCGACCGCCTTATGGTAAAGACTGCTCACCACGCGCTCGTCGGCTTTTTCCTTTCCGGCGTTTAAGGCCTGACAAAATTCCTCATGCGCATGCTTCCATCGATAGATGGTTCGTACATCGACGCCGAAGAAATCAGCAACTTCAATGTCGGTCGCCCCCAGTGAGGCAAGCTTTTCGGCCTGCCCCACATAAGATGGATCAAAGTCGGTTGGCCTTCCTGCGGTCAATCCTCTTCCTCCCCTAGCAATTCCTCAACCCACCGGATGAGTTGCGTCATTGCGTTGGATTGGGAATAGGTGGTTTCATGTCCGTCGAAGTCTTCCTTGTCCAAGAGCCCGCATTCGTTGCGGTTCAGGAGAAGAAAGCATCTGAGGAGTTCACGTTCTTTCGACAAAGCTTGTTGCCTCCAAGCTGGGTCATTATGCGTTGGTGACGGTGCCACCGCCGATGACGCGGCCATTCGGAAGCCGGACGGCTAGATACCCGGCAGCGGTGCCTGTATCCAGATAGCTACCAGCCCACGCACCTGACGTGCTGGTGATGCAGGCGAACAGCTTCTTGGCGACGACTGCGAGTAGCTTGCCGGTTGCACCCTGTTGGACACCGGTCGAGCCGCCAGCCGCAACGAAGTCGGTCATTGCCGAACTGGAGTACATGACGATTTCGAAGTTCTCCGCATAGTCGATGGGGTTGCCCTGAGCATCCTTCAGCGTGATCGTGATGTCGCGGGTATCGCCGGTCGTGGCGCCTTCCGCACTGATCAGGATGGCGGCGTCAACTGCCGGCTGGGAGATGTTGATACCCTGGGCGACGAGCTGGCCGTAAGCGCCGATACCGAGGCGGCGGCCGAAGATGGATTTCAGAGTGCGAGGCTGGGTGGTCATGTCTGCGTTCCTTTATTGTTGCTGGTTGCTTGCATGGAAAAGCCCGCCGAAGCGGGCCTTGGTGGAAACTCGTGTACGCTTTGATTGCTAGCCGTCGAGGCCAGTCTGGATTCCCCATTTGATGGCGCTGACGTGCGAAGTAACATTCCAACGCAGCATTACCGGCGCGGGAGCCTCCCACACCTTGAAGTAGTCCGCCGTGATTGCCGTGGCGTCGGGATGCTTCAGCCAGGTTGTGCCGTCCGCCTCAAGGACTTCGAGATCCACAGAGCCTGACCCAAAGTCGAGATAAAGATTGAAGCTTCGCGCTGGCCCCACCGCGCCTAGCGCGCCTGTGCCGCTTGTCGTGCCGCTTGCCATGGTTCTATCTTCCTTTTAAGGGGAGGTTGCCGGGAGAGTGGCGCGCTAAACGGCGACGGATATCTCAAGTGGCGCCAAGTCATCGCCCCGATCATCGAGCGCGTAGCAGGTGCGCAATCGTCTTAAGCCCACCCTTGAGCCTGCATCGCAGCAAACATCGCATCCTCCAGGATTTGCTCCCCGGTCGCGTTGAGATGCGCGTTGCTCACTGCCACGTGCCAAGCCAAGTCGTCGCCCTGCGTGTAGGTGCCGGCGACGATCAGCGCACGCATATAGGCATATAGATCGACGTAGACCGCACCAAGCGCCGAGGCGGCTGCCTGTTCGGCTGCTCTGACGGGGGCCGCGTTGACGTTCGGGACCGTGGTCGTATCTCCAAGGCCGCTGGCGAAGTTGTAGTAATGCAGGCCTGGGATGAGGATGCGATTGCAGCCGAGAGCCTGAATGGCCTGTCCAACCTTGACGAGATTGTCGGTGGTGCGGAGGGCTACAGCCTGTCCTGTCGAGGGCGTAAAGCCAAGCGGTGCGGTTACTGTGATGCGGTCTGTCGCGACAGAAAGAACCTCTGCGTTTACCCCATTGACCGTGATCAAGGCACCAGGGCTGTACCTCGCCCCAAAAGTGCTCGCGACAGTGAAGGCTGTTGTCGTCGGCGCGGGAGAGGCCTGCACCGTAGTCGCACCACTGTTGTCGTTGGTGCCACCGTAGATGACGGCTACATCAGGCTTGCCGGGGGCGGTGATGGCAGCAAGGCGACCCACCATGTTGCCTGTGGTGTTCCCGCTAACACCGAAATTGAGGGCGATCTTCTTGTCACCCAGCGCGGCAGCAATGCGCCTTGGATAGAACTGCGCTTCCGTCACCCCGTAGTCGATGTTGTAGGTGTGGCTGTCGCCGACTGCAGTGAGAAAGCCTGTGATGCCGAACTTGGAGCGCAGCCAGTTGTTTACCGCAACCACTTCGGCATCGGTAAATGACCGAGTAACGGCTATGGACCCGTAGTAGCGTCCGCCCGCGTAGTTTCCGGTGGTAGTCCTGACCAGAGCCCCAATGGCAAACACATTGAGCATACCAAGGCTGGTAATGCTTCCCGAGCCGGTGTTGACCGTCAAGTCTCTGTAGACGGTTGGGCCGGCTGAACGGGCGATATAAACATGAGGGTCGGCAGGCACACCCTGCGATGTAGAAACCGCGTCGGCGTTGCCCACCCCGCCCATGCAGATGAACTCGCCCATCCCGACTGTGTTCTGAAGTCGAAGCCCACCCCAATTCGCAGAATTTGTGGTATCTCCGAGGCCTATCAGGAATTCGTTCGCTGCTGGCGTGGTTAGCGTGTTGAACGCGGCGGCTAGACCAAGTGCTGTCCCTGACCATCCAGAAATTGCGGCAGAAAAGACTGTTGCGCCATCGGCTGTGAGATAGTACCCGCCGAGCGCATCCTGTGCCAACACCCATCCCGTCGAATTGGTGATGTTGACGCCGTTCCCCGACTTGTCGTTGATGCGCTTGACTGTCTGCCCAACTGCGGTGACAGCCGACGTACCGCCCGTGTCCTGAAACAGTGAGGAGAAATCGGACGGGTCGTGCCATGCACCCTTTTCGCCGTTCGCAAACAGGGTGGATGGCGAGAAACCACTTCCCCACTTCCCCATCAGAGGACTGTATATCGGCGAGCGTATTGAACTGTGGATCGGAGAGCGGATTAGCGTCATCCGAATTCCTCGAGGTCATCGGCTTCCTGATCCAGAATGGCGATCACCTCCTGCCGGCTCATGTGGGTGAGCATCAGGGATATCGCGCATTCGAGATAGGTAATGGACTGGCGGCGGGAGAAGTCGACCGTGGCCGCTTCTGCCTGGCTTTCGATACGGCGGGTGTCTTCGGCCATGCTGACACCTCAAACGCAAAACGCCCCGCTGTCGGGCGAGGCGCTGGTGACGAATTTGGGGAATGGCAGGCTTATACGCTTCGTGGTTTCCACTTTCAAGCGTTTTTTGAAACAAGAACCTTATTTTCAATTTTCTCGGGGCCAAAGTAGAGGGTGGCGAGATGGTCAAGGCCGATGGTGAGGAGCTTGGCCAAGGCAGGGCGCGGGTCTTTTGTGCGCTCGGCAACCTCTCTGATCGACATGCGCTGGCCGCACACGCACTCAACCACCATTACGATCTCGTGGTGGCCGATCGCGGCTCTGGCCTTCCCCATCGCGGCGAACGCATCCAGGATGTGAGCCGGCGCACCCCGCGGCATACCGCTACTGTCTACGCGCTCGTCCATTGAAGCGGGCTTGATCCCCGATGTTGCGGCCACCTCATAGTCCGACCGGAAGCGAAGGCCAGCATTGCGCTGGCGAGCTGAAAGACCGGTAATCGTCTTCAAAGGGTCGGCCGTCTTCAGGCGGATGATGCCGGTGATCGGCGTCTCGACATACTCCCGACGGCTTTCCGCTGTGATCTGTGGCACGCGCTCTCGGCCATAGCCATCGAGAGCAAGCGGGAAGTCGTGCTTGCGGCGGATGCGTATCTGCTCCTTCTCGGCAGCGAGGATCGGAGGCGGCTCTGGTTTCTTCTTTCGCTTTGCCATCTATTGCCCTCGCTTCCGTGCGTCATCGTGCATGGTTCGAATTCCCTGCGCCGCGAACGAGCCGCGCGTTGGACTGAACTCGTTCAGGACGTTTTCAACCAAATGGCGAATTTGCTTTGGCTTCTCCACACCGCAGTCGAGGAATGCTCGGACGACCGTGTACCCATATTCATGGACCAACTCGCGTAATTCAGGGGACATGCGGTCAATCTGAGCCATCCTGTTCGACCTCCTCGTCGCGGCGGCCAGGTCCAATGAATCGCGAACCATCAAGCAAGTCCTCGCTTCTTGAGCGCGTTCCTGACTGATGCGGAATCGCGATTGAACATTCGGCCGAGCGCCGGAAAGGAGATGTTCGGCCGGGCCTTCTTGACCGCGGCAATGGCATCGAACCGAGCGGCGAGGACGCGATCGGCCAGGGTCTTGCCCATGATGTCGGCGACGGCGACGCCATGCTGCCTGGCTATGCTTTCGATGAGCAGTTGCATTTCAGTCTTGGGGATGACCAAGCGAACGATATTGCTGCCCCGTGGTGCGGTTTCCGATGCCGGCGCTGGAATTGTTGGCGGGAGCGCTTCAATGCGCTGTGCGGCCCGCTGCCTGGCGCCTGCCATCGTCTTTGTGGATACGGCGAAGAACATTACGCTGCACTCCTACGCTTGATCTCACGGTCGAGATACCAGGCCGCCTTCTTCAGATCCTCAATGGCGTCGGCCTTCAGGTCGGCCCGCCATATGTATTTGATCGCGTTGCCGAGATTGAAGCCCATGTGCTCGACTACGGTGATGCACTCCACGCCCGACGGATGAGCATTGTAATGCTTAGGGTGATTGACAGGATCGCTCATGCCCTCCTCCGTTCCACAACCACGGTCCTGCCTTTGACGCGCTCGACCGCGACCTTGTTGCCGTGGAAGTCGCGGACGCCGAAGACTTTGAGCCTTTCGGCCGCTGCCTGCTCAGCCTTGCTCATCTTCCACTTCTGCATCTCGGTCAGTTCGATCTCTGCGGCGACCTGCTCTGCCTCGATGTCGGTATTCAGGATGGCGCGCATGTATTCCATGGCGGCGGCTTTGGCCTCGGCTTCGGTTTCGAAGTAGCGAGGACCATCAGGATACGGGACGAGCTTTTCACGCTCGCCGACGAACCGCTTGATCGATGGCCGCCAACCGTTCTTGGTCGGCACGGCACGATAGTCGGGGAGGAAATCGCCGGTCAAAGCAAAGCCTCCTGCCGCGCCGGCGCAGTCGGATTCCGCCACTTATCGAAATCGGCCTCAATCTGTGGATAGTTGACCGGATGCTGCGCCTTGAAGTCAGGGAGATATGGCCCCTCGATCCAGCCACCGGCGCCGTTCTGGACGATCCATTTGCCTTGCGTCCAGCGCGACATCGATATCTTGAAGAACGCGAAGTCCTGACGGGTGACATAGCCGCGGCGCGCTAGGGTGATCACGATCTTGATGGCGCGGACTTTCCAGTCGGTCAGCGCCACCGGGGCGCTGTGACCGGCACCGACGTCAGGCACCCAATCCGGTAGCATGATCCGCTTCGCCGGACAGCGCTCATACCATTGATTGCTCCAGTAGCCGTCGTCCGGTTTCGGCAATGATGGACTGAAATCGTGTCCGGCTCGCCATTTTGATGGCGCAAACATTCGGATCACGGTGACCCCGATCAGGGGGCAGACAGCGGCCATGTCCATGCTGACCCCTTCGGGGATCAGGACAGCGCGGCAGTCCGGCCCTTCGCTGTCGACATAGTGATAGCTGGCATATTCTGCGGCCTGGCAAATCACCTTGGCGTTGAGCTTCAGCTTTGCCTCGACGCCGACCTGGAAGCCGTCAGCTTTGCGAACCAGCAGGATATCGAAGCCGCCCGTTTCCGGGTATGCGGTCCACTCCTTCGGCAGCGCCGCGATGAACGCCGCGCAGAGATCAGCTTCTTTCTCGAATTTGGGAGCGTCGGACTTCATGCCGCACCTCCCTCAAGAGCATGCAGAGCTCGCCGAACCTCATCAGCTTTGCGGATTGTCTCGCGCGACAACAGACCGCCGTTGCCGCCCATCCATTTGCCGCCGATCAGCGCGCCGTTGTCGTCGAAGTTGATGGAATCGACGAGTTCCTTGGCCGCCGTCTTCAGTCGTTCGACGTCGCTCATGCCTTCGTCCCGTTCCTGATCTTGGCGATGGTCTCGATGGTCGAGAATCTGAACCGGCACTGGTTGCATTCCTTCCGCCGGCGGATGCCGCCGCGCGTCGGACGGGTATCGACAGTGAGCAGCTTGCGCTTGCCGCAGGATGGGCAGTGGAGGCCGGTGAAAAGCTTACTCATTCCCCGAAAAACCCCTCGAACGATTCCGGCTGCTCCTCGGCGAGCGAACCAAACATGGTGAACTCGGCTTCGAATTTGATCTCGGGCGACCGGCCGGGTTCACCGCGGCGCCGCTTGTGGTTGATGATCTGGGCGCGGCCGCGCGATCGCTCATATTTCTGGATGAGCTCGTCGCGCTTCTCCTGCTTCATGGTCTGCGGGATCAGTTCCTTGTAAAGCGGCTCTGGCCGGTAGAGTGAAAACCAGACGTCAAGGTTCTGCTTCACACCGGAGCCGCCATAGGCATCGCCCATCATTGGCCGGATGTTGCCGCCGGTCTGCCAGCGCTTTTTCCAGTCGTCATTGCGCTGGATAAGGATCACGATCGCCACGTTGAGCGACTTCGCCAGCGCCTTGAGCCCGCGATAGAGCGCGTTCACCCGATCGGCGAAGATATCCTTCGGATTCGGCAGGCTGATCATCTTGGCGTGGTCGATCATGATCAGGTCGAGCCCCTGGCTCTTGACCATCGCCTCGGCCTTCACGCGGATATCGGATAGCGTGCACTCGCCGAAACCGACGATGTAGAAAGGCAGATCGGCGGATGCGACCATTTCCTTCTCGAGGTCGGCACCTTCCTTGGTGTTCAGCGTGTAGGCATCGATCCGGCCGAGCGAGATGTGCGCCTGTTGTGCGGCAGCCTGAAGCGCTGCCTCTTCATCTGTTATCTCGATCGAGAAGAACGCGCTCTTGAAGCCCTTGGAGGCAGCGAAACGGCATTGCTGGAGGCTGAAGCTGGTCTTGCCACCACCCGAGTCCGACATCAACCCGACCAGGTTGCCGCGGCGGATATCGCCGAGCGCCGACGTGATTTCCGGCAGGAACCACGGAATGCGGGACGAGACGTCGCCGCTTGACTTGGCGGCCTTGGTCACGGCGTTCGGCAGGATCACGCCATACTGGACCGACGCGGCGCGCTCGTTGCCTTCCCTGGCGATGCGCGCCAGATCATCGGCCGTGTTGCCGATGATCTTCTCCGGCGTCATGTCGACGGGCATGTTACGCGCTAGCGCGATCAAATCCTCGCCGGCAGCAATCAGCTGGTGCCTGCTCCACATCTCGAGGACGCCGCGGCCGTAGTCATAGGCTCCTGATGTCGTGACCGCTTCGGAGAACAATCCGATCACATACTGGTTCAGCGTCTTCTGCCCGACCATGACACCGGCCGGCAGATATGGCTTGATCGTGATCGGATTGACCGCCCTGCCCTCCGCGATCATCGTCCCCATGACCTCGTACAGGTCGCCGTGGAGCTTTTCGTGGAAATGCTGAGGCTTGAGGAAGCCGGCAACGCGCCAATAGGCGTCCGCGGTGTGGAGGATGGCGCCTAGAAGCGCCTGCTCGCACTCCACCACATCGGGCAACGGTTCCTTGAAATCGCGCTGGTGAGCGTTCATGCGGCCTTTTCCCTCGTCATCTTGAAGGTCTGCGTCGCCTCGCCAGCCATCGCTATGCCGACGGCTTCGGCCGCATCTGCGTTCTTCACTTCGATCCGAAGCATACGGCACCGGTCGACCGCCGCGCGTTTCCATCCGGCCCTGTCGCGTCCTGGATGCCGTCCCTCGCCGAGGAAATGCTTCCTCCATGTCGCCGAAGGGATCGTTTCCCAATCGATGCGATAGGCCGCGATGATGGCCACCGCGGCGCCGCACAGGCTCGATAGCTGAAGCGCGGCGGGATTGAGTGTTTGTTCCTCGACCGGGCCGGCGAGCGTGTTCTTGGTCTTTTTGAAAGACACCACGTTGCGCATGGGCTGTTCGATCGCCACGAAGTCGGGCCGGACTGGCTTCAGGAGTGCGACGAGTTGCTGGGCGAGCGATGCAGCCTTTTCCTCGGCGTTATCGCCCTGTGCCTTCAGAAGCCCCGTCCTGATGGTCGATAGCGAGGCACCAGGCTCGTACCATGCGAACCCGGTGACCGTTGCGATGTCCAACCCGAGGATCAGGCTCATCAGGCGGCTTCGTCCTGCTCTTCGTCGAAGCCAGGATCTTCGCTGCCCTTGATCAGTTCGTCCTTCTGGGCATTTTTCTTCTCCATCGCCGACAAGAGGTCTTCGCGCATGATGCGCTGCCCCTCATGCCAGCCCTTCATCCAGGCTTGGCCCATATCAGACGAAGCGTCGTAGAGCGGATCGGGGTCTTTGCCGGCGAGCCCTGCGACCTTGCCCTCATCAAAGGCGCGCTCTTCGACCGGGCGCCGATCTGGGAACAGATCGCCTTGCTCGCCTGGCGGCAGAGCATTGAAAGCCTTCGCGATTTCGATCAGTTCCTTGATCTCCTCAACGAAGATGTTCTGGTCGTCCATCGTTGCGAGACGGAGACCGGCGTCGATCTCGGAAAGCTTGAAGCCGTCGGCCTTTGCCAGCGCCCTCGCCTTCTTGCGCTCCTCCATGATCGGTTTCAGCCGATCGGCGATGCCGAGAAGCTGCCGGATGTGATGCATACGGAGTGCCGACTTTTCCGCCGGCGTCAGTTCGCCGCTGTTGTGGCCTGTCTGCGCTTGCATCTCGGGTGCCTGCGCTTCCTGCTGTGGTTTCTTTGCCATGCTCTTGCCTCCTCGTTTTCAGATCTTGGGAGCGGCGCGGTCGAAGCCAGGATTCGGCCCGTTGTCGAGCGTGACCTTGGTCTTGCTGGAAACCGTGCAGCGCTGCTCGTCGAACCATTCCGAACTCCGAATGGAACCGTCCTTCGCCACCTTCGGCGAAAGGAGAACCTGATTGCAGCCGGTCAGGTATTCGACGCGGCCAATGACGATGCCAGTGAAACCGGTGATGACGTCCTTTGCAGTCGTTCCGAGTTCGATTTTCATGCTCTTGCCTCCTCGTTGAAATTCAGGCCCGCACGCGGCGCGGATCTCCGGGGATAGGATCGCCGCAGATACGAGCCGTCAGGTTTCGGGTGTCTCTCGGAATCTCGGCCAGCCGGGCGAGCGCATCCGCTGCAAATGTCGCCCGCTCCGAGATGAGGGCTCTCGTCTGCTCGCTGAATTTCACCTCTGCGCCGGGCTGATGGCGCCTCGCCTGCTGCTGGCGGGCAAAGTCCGGATCAAGCACGCGGTGAACCGTGGTGCCGTGGCAACCGAGACGGCGCCCGATGGCCTCATAGTTCATGCCTGCTGCGAATAGCCGGCGCGCTCTGGCGATCTGGTCTTCGTTGAGCTTGGGCTTCATGCGGGCACCGGGAGGCAATCGAGGATGTGGAGGCGCTTTTTGGAGAGCCCAGCGAACCGCCAGCCGGCCAGATAGAAGATGTGTCCCCATGTCGGGCGACTGGCGCGAATGGTCGGCTTGACGCCAAGCGGATCGACGAAGGTAAACAGCCGCTCGCCGGGCCACTTCTGCCAAGCTAGTTGCATGGCTTCGGTCAAAAGTGGGGTCGCGTCCTCCCCGCTTTCTCGCCGATAGATGCAGCATTCGACGCCAGTCTGCCCGTCGCGGCGATACTTTTCCTTGCGCCATGCGCAGAGCGCGCCGCCATCAGCTGCGAGCAGAAGGTATTTCTCACCGGGACCGATAATCAGTTCGTTTACGCGACGACCGGCGGCGCGCGGCCGGTAACTGTAATGACGTTTGAAGATGCCGCGCGCCGTGTCATTGCCGTCGAGAACTTCGACCCAGCCTTCGCCGATGAGGAAGGGCTGAATGTTCATGCCGGCTCTCCCGCAAGCATCGCCTTGGCGCGGGAGCGCATGGCTTCGCTCATATCGAAACCGATCGAGTAGAGAGTGCCGAAATCGATCCCCATCGCCTTTGCCTTCTTCCGCAACCGCTTGATGTGCGAGCGAATGGCTTCGGGGAGTTGGTCGATCATCGCGACACGATCGGCATTGTAGATCGTGGATTCGATCTGCCCGTAGGTGGCGACGCCGCGGCGAACCAGGATGAGGAATATCGCGGCCTCTGCCGGCGTCATGCCGTACCGGCGACGAAGGGTGAGGAGATCGTCCGAAGGCAGGAAGGTTTCAAGCCGGGCGCGGAGCTCGCGGTTTTCCTGCTCGAGCCGGTCGACGGCGCGGCGAAGCGCATGCTCATTGCGGTCGGGGCGAGGATGGTGGGCGAGGTCGGGACGGACGTGGAGCATGTTTCACGTCCCCCTGTCCGGGACAAACAGGCATATCGTCTTGCCGGCGTCCAAGCCGGACTGGTGCGCACACCAATGAAACTCACCATCGGGGCTTGGCCGGACGCGCTTGTCGCCGTAGGAGATCACATCGTTCGGGGTGTGGTAGCCGTCGGGCCGCTCGGTGACCTCGCCCTTTCCGGCCTGCCTACAATCATAGGATGCGCAACATGCAAAAGGGTATGTCCAGCCTTGCGGCATTGCGGCGGTCGGCTGCGCCTCATGCGCCTGCACGGCTACCGTAGTCAGGAGAAGAGCGAGAGCGGCGCGCATCATTCACCCCGCTCCGCCCAAAAGATCAGTTCAGCGCCCCAGGCCGATATCCGGCCCCCGCAGGCGAGCAATCTCCTGCCCGTAAAAATCAGGATCGATTTCCCCAAGGCGCGCAGCAAGGATTGCCGCTTGCTGTCTTGCGATGAATGCTTCGTGTTTTGCACGCTCCAGACCCTCGTTGCTGTGGCGCTCGACGGCCTCACGGACAGCATCCGCGAGATCGGCCGGCACTCTTTTGATTTTCTTCCAGCGCAACCGTTCGATGACGGTGCAAGGCAGGCGCGCCGCTCGCGCCGCCACGTTGATCGACTGCTTGGCTGGACCAGTCCCACCGAGCAGCCGGACGGCCGAAGCCATCTCTTCCTGAATTGCTTCAACTCGATACATTTCCGTCTCGCGCCGTGGGATTTCCCGGTCGCGCCCCATGTTTTCCGTCATTGAGAATTTCCTCTTCGCTATGTTCGTGACGGTCGAACACAGCGACTAAGCCAGCCGGGTAGACTGGCGAAAAATCGAAGGCAGGAATGAAAGAGGTGAAGCATGCAGCCCCGACCGAACCGCCAAGAACGACCGGGCTTGCAGCTTCAATTCGAGTTTGGGGTGAAAGAACGACCCCGCGCGGGGAATGGCTCATGGGCGAAGCCTCGCCCGGAGTTTCGAGACCGGAACCGAAGCGATCGCGTAGGCGACCGCCAGCGGCCAGACAACGATGACGACCCATTCACGCAGGCCAGGGGGTATATCCCTCCCTACGGCTGCAGCGGCGCCGATTATGCCGAGCGCGTAAAGCGTGAGCGCAACCACCGTCATGCGATCCTCTCGCGCCGGACGTGAACGCCGATCTCAGAGCAGAGCCCACGGATTTCATCGGGTGTCGCGGAGAATTTGAGCCTCGAGCAGATTTCCTCTGCCGTGCGCCCTGCCCGAGCCAGACCGATCACGAAGTCGACGTCGGCCATTGTCCATTTCAGGTTGAGGCGCTGGATCATGCGGCCGCCCTCCACAGAGGAAGAGGCATTTGCCATGCATCAAAGGCTTTCGATGCCGCCTCTTGGACGCGATCGGCGAAGCCCTTTGCCTCTTTCCAGCAATTGCCGTTCCGTCCTTGCCGACGAGCTGCAAACGACCACGCCATGCTATCGGCGCTGTGAAGCAGATCGCGGACGCCAGGATGTTCTAGCGAAGTCTGTTTTATGCCGAAGCCATGCAGCCGCAGATCGGGACGAAGCGCATGAATAGCCGACAGAACCTCGACGATTTTCTCCGGGTCGCCGTTGCGCTTGCAGACCGATCCGACGCCGACCCACATGCCGAAGGTCAGGCGGTCGCCATAGGCGCGGATGTGATCTTGGTATTCGCGCGGCGCGTAGCCCTGCAGGACAGGCAGGACCGGGAAGGGCAGGCCTTCGGCTATGAGAGCGTCATAGCGCTCAATGGTGAGCCGCTGGTGGTCCGCTACAGTTCCGTCGGACGTGCCTGTCTCTTGTGTCTTGGCGAGCATGAACGGCTCGCACATGTAGTCCTGTGCCACTGCGGCGGCGATCTTGACCACGCCGGCCGCATGCAGGCGCCGAAGCTCGGCAGCATAGACCTCGACACCGTGGCGATAGTAGCCGTGCCGGTCGAGTTCGGTGAAGGCTGCGCTGTCGACCAGTACCTCGTCACATTCGACTGGCTTCTTGCGGCCGCGCAGGCGGTTGATGCTGATGCAGGCCAGATCGAAGTGCTGCGCATCGGCGGGCTGGTGAAGGCCGACGAAGAAACGGACGCTCACGCGATCCCTCCGTCCTTGGCGAACTGGCTGGATTCCAGATCCTTCACGGAGCGGATGACCTTCGCCATCGCAATCCAGGTGCAGATGTGCATGAGGAATAGGCCGAGGATGGCAGCGGCGGTGATCATGCTAGGCGCGAGCCCCGATGCAGATGCCCACGCAGATCGCGTTCACGACCGAACCTGCGGCATTGATTGAGCCGAGGACCACCGCGCCTTGCGAAAAGCACCAGATCGCCAAGCCGCTGCACAGAAGGAACAGCACGGTATGGACAATGAGGTTCCGAGCGAGAGGGGGATATATGCCGCTGCCCATCACTCGCTCCCCATTCCAAAGCGGATGCAGCAACCGACCAGAATGCTCGCGGGGATAGACAGGACGAGCCAGGCTATGAGGATGGTGGTGATCATGCGACGCCCCCAGAAATAGTCCGCCCCAGACCATTATTTGAGCTTGCATCGCGGATCGGTTGCAGGGAGCGCACGGCTGCGTTGAGGGCGTTAACCGCTCGGTGACCATGCGCGAAAGTCGGTACGGTATTTCCTAAAAGCAGGCTTGTGAGTGCGCCGCACCATGCCCCAACTTTGTCGTGAGCCGACGAATATTTCCGGCTCTTGCGCGGGGGAAGATCATGATTGGAGACGTGCCCAGCCTCGCTCCTTTGAGCGAGCCTCATCCGATTCACGACATCATTATCCAAGGGATTGCCGATATCGAGGACATGGGGCACGGCTGGTTCAGGTACACGCTTTACACAACGCAGAAGAGCCTGTTCGACGGGACGGAAGAGCGCATTGTGGTCGCGCGCCTTGTCCTCTCGGCCGAGACCACCAAACGCAATTCCGAAATGGCCTTGCGGGCGATCGGCGCCGTGCCGGCGCAGCGCTGTCCCGGGTGCTTCTGCGAAACGAGACATTGAGGTCAGGCCGCCACACGCTCGCGAGCGATGATGTATTCTCTGATCTCGCGGGCGTGCGCCACACACCCCTTAGCCATCTCATCCAATTGAGCAGCACGCGCTTTCAGCTCGTCGTCGGTACACATATCGACTGGAACAATGACCACCGCATCGTCGCGGGTCATTGGATAGGCTTTGCAGAGATGCTTGAAACCAGGAAGAAGGAGTTCGTCGGCAGTCGTGTCGTTGGCGGTGTACTTGCCGACGACGCTCTTCGCGATCCGCTTCAGATCATCAAATGCATGCACCCGATAAAATGGCGCATCCTCGCCTTCGATGCCGCTGCGACTGGCGAGAACGCCATAGACGATTTCGTCGAGGCTCGTCACTTCACCGGCGTCGATGCGCTCTTGCGCAATCTTGTGCATTTCCGAGCGGATGCTCTGTTCGTCCATTGGTCAGATCCTTGTGATGATGCGATCGTGGAATGCGTCGATTGCGGCAATCGCTTTTCGGACGCGGTCGCGCTCGGTTTCGATGAGGCAGGGAAGCACGGCGTCGACATCGAGCTTTTCGATATCTCGCTGGTAGCTCTCGAAGGCGCCGACGAAATGCAGCGAGCGGTTGAACTCGCCCGGGTCGCGGCCCTGCAAGTCAATGACTGGCTTCGGCGAAGACTTCTTGCCCTGCGACGCAAGCGTGGTGACCGTCGGTGGGTTCGAGCTTTCGACTTGTTTCTCGAACTCGTCCGCCGGCACGTTCGCTACGTTAATGGCGGTGTCCTTCTGTCGTTTCGACATGCCGGCCTGACCAGCCGCGGCCTTGCGCGAAAGAGTATCGGTGCCGGTACTCTTTCGGTGGGCGCCGGTCGCCGGCTCGATCTGCTTGAGGAGTTCCCCTGCCCGTCGGATGGCGCGGTCGCGAATACGCGTCGCCATCTTCATCATCTCGTCGTCATTCGCCTGCTTCGCGTAGGACGCCAAGGCTGCGGCCTTGTCAGCCCAATCCTGGCACTCGTCGAGTTGAGCGCAGTTGGCGAGCGCACTCTTCGCGTTCTCATAGGTCTGCGGAAGCCGCGCGCTCGCAGCATTGATCGTTGCCGGAACAGTTTGGGCGAATTGGATGCTCACGCTGCCTGCTCCGAAGCTTTGAACAGATCGGGGCGGAGCCGTTCCATCGGAATGCCAGTCACGCGTGACACGTCGCCCATGCGCTCGGCCGGCACCTTGTCCCACTGCGCGACGGCGCCGCGGGTGATGCCGATCTCGCGGGCCAGGCGCGCTAGCGACATCCTGTCTTTGACGGCTTCCATTCCCTCGAGGTCAGGCTTCATGGATGTACAACCAAACTTGCTTCGGTCGTCATCATGTACAGTTTAACTAACATGCCGTCAAGGGAGACTATCGAAGATTGTTTCGAAGGCGCTGATTACGATGCGCCGATGGAACTCAATGCCCGAATTTTCAAGGCGCGCAGCGACGCGAAGATGACCCAGGAAGAGCTGGCGAACGCGGTTCGAAAGACGCGTGGCGCCGTGGCTCAATGGGAATCGGGAGAGGTGCGGCCGCGGCACAAGACGCTTGTCGACATAGCCCAAGCCACTGGCAAAAACCTGATGTGGCTTCTGCACGGCGGCGACGAAGGGCCAGGCAAAGTCGGGCTTCGCGTTGTTGGCGAAGTGGCCGCCGGCCTTTGGCGAGAGGGCAACGTCTATTTTGCGCAGGAGACGAAGCCGGTCGCCCCTCACCCGGATTATCCACATTATGCGCAGCGGCTCTACCGAGTGTCCGGCAACAGCATCAACCGCGTCGCCCAAAATGGCGAATATCTGCACACCGTCGATGTGAAGGCTGCAGAGCTCAAGCCGGAACATGGGGACCTGGTTATCGTGCGCCGTATGCGGCACGACATGGCTGAATACACGGCGAAGCAGATCGTTTATCTCGATGGTCGCTGGATATTGCGCCCGGACAGCAGCGACCCGGACTGGCAGAGCGATATCGAACTCGAATCGGATGAAGGCGAGCAGATCGAGGTCACCGATATCGTGATTGGCAAGTGGGCTCCTGTCGAACGTAGGCGCCCTATCACTAGACCCTCTGTCGACCCCTTCCCTCTCTGACCTTCTTTGCTTTTGAAACCGGTTCAGACCTCGTATCTGCCATAAGACCCCCAAACCCCCATTGACCGGGCAGGCCAATGGAAGCCGGGGATCGTATGGCGCTCCTGAAACTCGGACGAGCCTCTGTAGAGCTGCCTCCCGCCTTTCGGTTGAGGAAGTCCTCAATTCCCTGACGTGCCGCTAGGACTTTCGACCCCGCACATCGCGCATCTTGCCAGGCGAGCCATGACGGCCAGCGCATCCGCGACGGCGTAGTGTTTAGCCGCGCCGAAAACGTCTGTCTAGTTCTGCTAAACTTTTTTCCAAATGCCTCTTGCGGTATGTATAGTTTGGCTGTACAAACAGGTCATCAACACAGGATGACCGACATGACCGCAGCCCTTCAACACACCTTCGCCGCCCGGGCTTTCGTCGTCTACGACGTGGAGCGTTCGTTCGACGAAAAAGTCTGCCGCTCCGAGCAGGGCGTGCGCGACTTCATCCACGGCGCCGATCTGTCCCGCTCGCATTTCATCGTGGTCGAGTTCGATACCGAGGAAGGCCGCTGTAGGGACGTGACCGACCTGTTCACGATCGAGGAAGCCGAGCCGGTCGACGAGTACCCGACCACCTTCAATCGCACCCGTTATATGCGCCAGGCCGGCGCGTTCGGCCGCTGATCCCGATCTGCTCTCACATACGGAGGAAGAGAACCGTGACCAAAAAGATCATCACAAAGCTGACGGCGGAGCAGGAAGGACGCCTTTCTGAATTCCGTGACGAATGGCTGCGGATTGGCCTTTCGACAGAACCAGCAGATTTCGATGCTGCTGAACTGGCGGTGCGCGATGCTTATGCAGTAGCAGGCTTGCCTGCACCCAAGATCATCCTTCGTCTTGCCTCGCCGCGTGAAGGCGCCATCGGCGCCGCCATCCTCAGGGGAACCAAGCTAGGCGAAGGCGTCGGGGCTCAGGTCGGGGCTCAGGTCTGGGCTCAGGTCAGGGCTCAGGTCAGGGATCAGGTCGGGGATCAGGTCGGGGCTCAGGTCTGGGCTCAGGTCAGGGATCAGGTCGGGGCTCAGGTCGGGGCTCAGGTCAGGGATCAGGTCGGGGATCAGGTCAGGGATCAGGTCTGGGATCAGGTCGGGGCTCAGGTCTGGGATCAGGTCGGGGATCAGGTCTGGGCTCAGGTCTGGGATCAGGTCAGGGATCAGGTCGGGGCTCAGGTCTGGGATCAGGTCTGGGCTCAGGTCGGGGCTCAGGTCAGGGATCAGGTCGGGGATCAGGTCGGGGATCAGGTCGGGGCTCAGGTCGGGGCGGCTTTCTATAGCCAGCACGAGGCGGCTTGGCTGTCTTGGGCATCATACTTCCACAAAGCGTGCGGCCTTCCAGGGACTGAAAAGGTTGAGCCGCTAGCCCGCCTCGCCGCTAACTGCGGCTGGGTATGGTTCTTTGCCGGCGCCGCGATCATCACTGATCGGCCGTGCGCCCTAAAGCGCGATGATCAGAACCGTCTGCATTGCGAGAATGGGCCGGCGCTCGAATACCGCGACGGGTTCTCCATACATGCTTGGCACGGCACGCGCATTCCAGCCGAGTGGGTCGAGGACAAGGCAAGCCTATCGGCCAAGGTTGCGCTGACTTGGCAGAACATCGAACAACGGCGCGCAGCCATTGAAATTGTTGGCTGGGCTCGCGTCCTCCGCGAACTGAACGCCAAGGTCATCGACGCCGATGGCGATCCGCAGATCGGAACCCTTATCGAAGTCAGCCTGCCCGATCTCGACCGCCCAGCCCGCTTCTGCCGTGTGACATGCGGTACCGGGCGAGAATTTGCGGTCGGCGTCCCACCTGAAACCGAAACGGCACTTGCCGCGCAAGCCTGGATGCAGGGCGTCCCGCTTGCTGACTTCATCCGCCCTGAAATTCGCACCTAACCGAAAGGACCAACCCATGAAGACCTTCAAGCATACCGCCGCACAGGGCGAGATCAGCATCCGTAAGATCGACGCCTTGCCTGCCGATGTCGTGCCGCTCAAGCCCGAGAATGGCCACTACGTCATCGGCCATTCCGAGACCGGCCATCATCACGTCATGACGCTCGACCGCAAGCAGGTATTCGAGGCGAAAAACCCGCCGGCCGGCATGCGCGTCCTCTACGCCATCCTCGATGTGCCGGCCGATCTCATCCACCAGCGCGGCCACGATACACACGAAACCATCCACCACGACGCCGGCATCTATGAATTTCGGCTCGGGCGCGAGTTCGATCCCTACGCCGAACTCGCCCGCCAGGTTGCGGACTGATCGACTTCGGTTTCCGGCGCCCGCCGCCGGTTTCCCAAGCCGACCCCATTCGAGAGCACTTCCATCAGCTCTCGACCCTGAAAGGAGGAACACTGTGAGCATCGACCTGGAAAAATTCGACGCCATCCTCGACATGAACGACCCGCAGTTCGCTGAGAAACTTCGCGCTGCGATTGGGGCGGAACCGGGTGAGAGCATCGAAGTCAGGACGCCGCAGTTCGAGCGGACGGATGGGCTGACTGTTCCTAAGCCTATCATGGATTTCGCCAAGCTCCCAAGTCTCTTCGAAGAGACGCTGAAGGAGATCGGCTGTCAGAAATGGGACGATCCCGACAAGGACGGCAATGTTCTCTGGCTCTACCCGGCGGAATGGTACGACCACATTCCTGACGGGACACCGATTGTCGATATCAACGGCCAGCACGAGAACTTCAAACGCGGCGAAACTGATGACGACATGCGCTTCGGCGCACTCGCATACGGCTTCCTGCGCCCTGCTCAGCCCTAACCCGCCTCGACCCTGAAAGGAGATCGTGAAGATGAGCACCCACATCAACATCCATTTTGCGGGCGAGATTGAGGCGAGAGCCGGCGGAACGTCGGGCGCCCCGCTCATCATCAAGATTGGCCGCAAGTGGCCAGCGCTCGATGATGAGGTCACGCTATTCACCGACGATGCCGCTCTGTCCAGCAAACTCGCCGACGCGATCAACGATACGATAGCCGCGCGCAAGGAAGAACTGGCGGCGCGCAAGCATCGCGAAGTGAAGCCGTTCGGCCCCGACGATATCGTCTATCGCGAATTCCACATCAGCAACGACGGCTTCGGCTGGTCCTACAGCCACGACGCCTACGACGGCGCACCGGACGCGAACGACAACCGCTGCGGCCACGCGTCGTCATTGCAGGCTGCCAAGAACGAGATCGACGAATGGTGGGCCGAACAGTCCGGCACCGCCTCCGAACTCATGGACATGCACGACAAGACCATCGCGATGGTCAAGGCCGTCGTTGGGATCGACTAACCCCCATTTCCCAACACCCATACGGGAAGGACAACCGATGAACGCGACAGCAAAGCATACGCCGGGACCGTGGAGCGTTCCGCATTTTGCTCGGCCAGATGTCGGCTGCGAATGCGGCTATGTGCTGGCTGACGGCTATATGGGCGCAGTGGCGACGGTTCATTGCAGCCATGAGACCGGCGAAAACTGGAGCAACGGCGATAACCCGCGCTTTGATGAGGCTGTTGCGAATGCGCATCTGATCGCTGCCGCTCCTGAACTTCTGCGCTGCGCCAAAATTCTAGCAGGCCTCGAAGCTGAGGATGGTGGCAGGACTTTCCCCACAAAGCAGGACTGCCAATTCGCCCGCGCAACTATTGCCCGCGCAACCGGCGAGGGCAAGTAGATGGCCCCCGACATCCTCGACGCTGCCCACATGCTCCGCTTCCAGACAGACTGGGAGCGCAGACTTCACGAATACGATCTGTTGCTTACCGCCGGCGTGGATGCCGACGAGGCAGAACGCATCGTCCGGCGCGCGGCACAGGACCGGGCAGCGGTTGCCGCAGTGGAGAGGGAGATTGCGGCATGACAGCCTACGCCCTCGCCTGCCGTGATTGCGCTCTCGGGCTTCTGAACACAGCCCGCGAAGTCAAGCGCGACGGCAATGCCAGCGAAGTCTCCCGACTGGTGAACAACAGTCGCTGGTATTGGCGCCGCTACATCTGGGATCTGATCACCGAAAGGAACTGACATGCTCCGCATCACCAAAGCATCCGAGCCTATTACCGTCGAGCGGCTGAATACGGTCATCTATGGCCCGCCCGGCTTGGGCAAGTCGTCCCTCGCCTTCACTGCCGATACGCCGCTATTGCTCGACTTCGACAACGGCAGCCATCGTGCTGCCAACCGCAAGGACACCGTGCGCGTGTCCGACTGGTCTGATGTCGCGAACATCACCGCGGAAGACCTAACCCCGTTCAAGACAGTCATCGTGGACACCGCCGGCCGCGCGCTGGACACGCTCACCGCCGACATCATCCGCATCAACCCCAAGCATGGTCGTGGCGGCGCCCTCACCCTGCAAGGCTACGGTGAACTGAAGGCGCGGTTCACCTCGTTTCTCAAGCTTCTGAACAGCTTCGGCAAAGATGTCGTGCTGATCGCGCACATGGATGAGCAGCGGAATGGCGACGACATTATCGAGCGCCTGGACGTTCAGGGAGGATCGAAGGGCGAGATCTACAAAGCCGCCGACGCAATGGGCCGGCTCGTCATCGCAAACGGCAAACGGCAACTCCGATTCTCACCGACCGACGCTGCTTTCGGCAAGAACCCAGGCCAGCTTGAACCCTTGGACGTGCCGGATATGTCGGCGACCGAGTTCGACGGCTTCCTTGCCGGCGTCATCGACCGCATCAAGTCGCGCCTGAACGAACTGACCGAAGACCAGCGCGAAGCCGTCGCCGAACAGCAGTGGTTCCGCGATGCGCTCCCCAAGATCATGGACGCGGCTGGCGTCAATGAGCTTCTGCCCCGCGCGATAGCCGGCGGCACCGTCACCAAGACCATGCTTCACAAGCGCGCGACCGAACTCGGGTTGGCCTTCGACAAGGCCGCGACCGAATACGCCAAGGCGAAAGAGGCCGCGTGATGCTCGCCCGCGTTTCGAACGTCGAAGCCCACCGGCAGTGGAAGAACTGGCAGCCTCTATTCGAGGGCCAGGACGAGCCGACCGTGGAAGACCTGGTGCGGTTCATCACGACCGATGAGCCGTCCGAGGCCATGAAAGCCGGCACAGCCTTCCACAAGGCGCTGGAAACAGCCCCGGACGGCAACCACACTGTATTCGAGGCAAACGGCTACCAGTTCATCCTGCCTGATGCCTCGCTTGCGCTGCCCGACGTAAGAGAGATGCGCGCCTATGGGCAATATGGCGGGCTGACCGTCACCGGGCAGGTGGACGGTGTAGATGGCCGGATCGTCACCGATCACAAGACCACGAGCAAGTTCGATCCAGAGCGGTACCTGAACGGGTGCCAATGGAAATTCTATCTCGACATCTTTGGCGCCCAGGAGTTCCGCTGGAACATCTTCGTCATCAAGGAACTCGAGCCGATGGTCTACGGGGTCTCTGAGCCCCAAGTGTTGAAGGCTTATCGCTACCCAGAAATGCACGCCGACTGCGAAAAGCTGGCGGCCGACTATCTGGAATTCGCCAATCAGTTCTTGAGGGGAGCGGCATGACCACGCGCTTCATCGAGTCCGAACGCGATCTGTTGCTGGCTCATCGCTATCTCGATAGCCAGGGCCTTCCATTCACCTTGTCGGTGAGCAAGGGCGGCAAACGCTCGGTGAAGCAGAACCGCCTTCAAATGCTGTGGCTGACCGAGATAGCACAGCAGAAGGAAGATGCGACTGTCGAGGAAATCCGCGCCTACTGCAAACTGACGATCGGCGTTCCGATCCTCCGGGCGGAGAACGAGACCTTCCGCGAGAAATACGACGCGGTGGTCAAGCGCCTGCCCTACGAACAGAAGATCGCGCTGATGATGGAGCCACTGGACTTTCCCGTCACGCGCTTGATGTCAACGAAGCAGGCGACCGCCTATCTGGACGGTATCCATAGGCATTTTTCCGAACAGGGAATCGTGCTGACCGATCCTGGCGACCTCCTCTACCAGTATTCGAATTCACCTGACCATTCCCCCGCTAACGCCCCGTCAGGTGATAGCTCGCCCACGAAGAGGGGCGGGCCAGCGGCCGGCGCCATTGAAGAGAGCGGCAATCGTGCTGTCTCGGCGCCGGCCGGTTCCTCTTATGCGCAGGCGAAGGGAGTTTGAGCGATGCCCATCCGCACCATCCGCCGCATCATAACCTGGTGGAACTCTCTTCACCCCGATCGCGCGCTTGAGCGGGCCATTCCTGCCTTTGCTGAGGCCGCCAGACGTGAGCGGCGCGCTCGGGCAAGGAATTGCACTCAGGAGATCGGCGCGGCTCTGGAGGCCAAGCGTGAAGCCGTGCATGCGGCTCTTGCCGGGAAGGCAGTGCGCTGATGGCTCGTCGACGCTTCACCGATAAGGACCGCGCCCGAATTTTCGCGAACAACAACGGTTGCTGTCATCTCTGCGGGCAGAAGATCGATGGCGTTCGCGAGGCATGGGAAGTCGAGCACGTCATTGCATGGGAACTGACGCGCGACGACAGCGACGATAACCTGAAGCCGGCGCATATCGGCTGCCATCGGCAAAAGACCCATGAGCAGGACCGCCCGGCCATCAATCAGGCCAAGCGTCGCGAGGCAAAGCATACAGGGGTGAAACGCCCGTCAAGCAGCCTATCGCGCCCGAAAGAACCCCGCGCGCCGCTGACCAAGACACTGCCATTCAAGCCGATGTTCGTTGCGAGGGAACAGACACAATGAGCCTCCCTGGATATGACGCATGGAAGACCGAAACGCCAGAAGAAGAGCGCGAGCGCATCTTCGGGCCTCTGTGTCCGTTTTGCGGCGCCTACTCCCCTCGCCAGTGCGAGCTTGAGGAGGAGAGCGGCGGCATCTGCCCTTGGGAAGAGAGCGAGCCTGACCCGGACGATCTGATGGAACAGCGCCGCGAAGATAGTGAGATGGAAGCCAGATACCCGCGCGATCTGGAGGATTTCTGAACATGGCTCAGGTCAATATCATACCGAAAATCCGTTGCGACAACTGCGGCAACACTGTCGATCAACAGCGCCGGAGCGCCACCAGCGCCGACTACACCAAGCCCAGCATGTGGGGCTCATGCAAGATGGAAGGCGGCCGGTCGACCGCGACAGTTATGGCGGCAAGTCCCGGCTTGATTTCATCGATCTGTGCGAGCGATGCGCGAACATTGCGCTGGATGCCGCCGCAGCCGCGCTTGAGAAGGCGCGCAGCGAAGGCTTCGATGGCCCGACAGGTGCAGAATGACCCTCGCCAACGCCAAGCTTCGCGGTCGCGGGTTTGCTTCTACTCGACGGTATGGAGGGACGGAATGAGAATCGTACTTACAGTCGGCGACCATGAGCAGAATGGCTTCGTCGCTTTGGCGAAATGGTCGCACCTCGAAGAAGCAGAGGCGCGCGCAGCCATAGACGCCGTTGACGCTTCGATACCTGAAGAGGCGGAGCCGGATATCGAAACGGCAGCGTTCACGTTCATCTTGGATCTGATGAACGAGAATGGCGACCTGATCGACAATAGCAAGCGCCAGTTGCCGACGCAAACGGCCATGGCCCTAGCGCCAGATCAGGTCAGGCAGTGGCTGGAAGAGCGGCCTGATCCCGATAGCGTTCTCTGTCGCCACATTCCAGAAGCCGTCCGCAGGGCCCTTAATGGAGGGACGGATGGCTGAGACGAAGCTGACAGAGGCGACCGACGCAATGGTTGAGGCCTACAAATACGCCTTTGGCGACTATATCGAAAAGGTGATGTGCAAGCACGTCATCCCGCCGACCGGCGACATCGGCTTCCACGCAACCAAATATGCCCTGAGCTACGTCCTGAGTTCCGGTCGCGAAGCTCTCCGCCAAGCACAGGAGCAGGGATGATGGCGATGGATGAGAATCTGAAGCGCGCGCAACAAATTGTGCAGGGGCGAGCCTTCAACCGGCCAGGCGATATCGACGGTGAGCGTCTTGTCGGCTTTGTCGTTTCCGAGGAAGTTGCCGGCCTCTCCGATGCGATATTCGCACTTGATGCAATCCGAGCCGCCCTCTCTGCCGCACAGCCAGTACCGGGGGTGAAGGAACTGGAGTGGGCAGAAACATGTTGGCAAGACGGCCATCCAATTCGCTGGACCGGTCAAATCGCTGGCGCGCGTCTATTCTACCTCATCAAGCACGATGTCGATGGCAAGTTCGAATGCTGCGACCGCGACCATGAGAGTTTAGACGAAGCCAAAGCCACCGCGCAAGCCGACTTCGAAGCTCGCATCAGGTCGGCGCTGATCCCCACCCCGCAGCCCGTGGAGAGCCAGGGCGAGCCGGTGGCGAAACGCTACTGCCAGTGCAAGAGCCTGACGAACCCCTGCATCGTCTGTGGCCTGCCGAAGTTCATTGATCCAACATGGCTGAAACGCAAGATCGAGGAAGAGCCGGACGATGTCGAGATCGGTGCGGGGTTCGAGTTGTTTCCGCTCCCGTCCGCTACCCCTCCCTCCCCAGCACAAGGGACGGTGGAGCGAGCGGAGCCAGTGGCGTGGGAGCGCTTCAATGAGACAATGGACCGCTGGCTAGAGACGCCAGCCGAGGATATTCCCCGCTATCGAGAACTGGGCATCGCGGTGCGTCCGCTCTTCACATCCCCGCCAGTAGATAGCGACGCGGTGCGGGCTCTGGACGGCCAGGAGCGCATGTTGCTTGGATGGATGCTCGCGGCATTTGAGCAAAGTAAGATAGGCCATCCGATCACCGACGATCTCAAACGCGAAATGAGAGACGCTAACCGGCTCGTCGCACGCCTCTCGGCCGGCTCTCAAGGGAGCGGCAGCGATGACTGAGCGCGAGTGCATTTTACAGAAGGCGATAGAGAATTTTCTGGCCGGCGACTACCCTCACCCGAGGACATCTAGGCCGATGCCCTGCCCACATGGCGTCGAATATTACAACGAATGCGAGACATGTAACACGGCGCACTTCACGAAAGCGCTGGAAGAAGCTTCGCGAGCGAATGGGACCGACGCCACAACCGGCTCAGAGAGTAGCTCGTTCAACTCGCCTGCCGGGCGCGAGCGCGAAGAAAGCCCGGCATCTCAATTAGAGACGGAAAGGCGTGAACGCGCATCGCTCGCAAGCGCCTATCTCATGTCCCAGGCCATGGTCGCGCAGTCGGATGCCAACCTGACTGAAACGGAGGCCGAACTAGCGCGCGTCAAGTCAGATCGAGATAGTTGGCGGCGCGTAGCTGAACGTCTCGAAAGGGAGAAACTGGCTGCCTACACAGCCCTCGCCACAGAGAAGGAAGCAAGGGAGAAGGCGGAGAAAGATGACCGCTACGCACGACGAAGACGAAAACATGCTTAGGTGGACGCATCCATCCTCCCCCGCATCGGACACGGCGCTTGTCGAGCGGCTGACCTATGGCCAGAAGCTCATTGCCGAAGCGATCGAAG